GCGCGTTAAACGTAATTAACCCGTTTACTGTAGCAGGCGCGGCAGTAGCTGAAAATGTCAACTCAGCAAGCAATACCTGTGCGCCTATAGCCGTATCTGCATTCGTTGGCTGTGTGCCGTCATAAATGCGTAAGAATCCGCTGTTTAATCGTGTGGCAAGGTTATCACCCTGACCGTTTACTGTGGCGTTTGCCAATTGTGTGTTTAGTGCCATGTTTATTCCTCCGTCATTTCAAAAGAGCCGTCTTTTAGTTTTCTGCCAATTTTACGTTTAGGCCGTGCAATCTCAGCGGCTACAACCGTCATATTGTTAGCAGCCTCAGCCACTGCCTGAGCGGTTTGTGTGAGTTGGTTAATAGCCTCAGCCATGACTGTGCCAGATTCGCCCGCCATTGTTTTAATCGTCTCGCCAATCTCGCCAAGCGCCGCATCCGCGCTTAGGTTGACAGCGGGTTTTTCTGCTGCGCTTGTGTGCATTTGGGCTATTTCAATCTTAACGCGAGCTTCCAACTGGGCTTTCATTGCCGCCCTTTCGGTTTCGCCTTGTTGCTTCATAGCTTCCATTCTTGTCTCGTGCTCAAAGCGCTGAGATTCTAATTCTTGTTGGCTTTGTAGCTTTGCAGCTTCTAACTGCTGGCTTGATTGCATTTTTGCGCTCTCAAGCTGCATTCTCGCTTGTTCCGCTTGCTGGCCTGCCTGCGCTTGCAATTGTTCAGGGCTTGGGCCTTGTGGTTGTTGCGGCTCTTGCATCTTAGCCAATGCTTGCTCGAAAGCGCTTTCCATTGTGCGTGCGCCTTTAAACGAACGCACACCAAACATCAACATCTCGCCAATAAGTGGCGCTAGTGCTGGCTGTGCTTGGGCTACGGGTAGCGAGTTTTGCATGAATTGCCCAGCCGCCGTTAAAAACTCCATGCGGCTTTGCTTTTCTGATGCCTCGTCCATCTCAACCATTGAATCAGCAGCAACTTCAATTCTAAAGTTACGCGCTGGCTCATCTTTGATTAGTTGTATGGCTTGTTCGGCATATTGAGCATCCATCGTGCCCTGAATGCCTGACATGTTTAACAATGTTTCTGCGCTGTAAAAGTCTGATATAAGCTGCGATTTGATTCTCAACACTTCGGTAGCAAATAATGCTACTTCTTGCTGTAATCGCTTTAGTCTGAGGCTTGCGTATTGGCTTTTAATCTGCTGTGCGGTAGCTGTCTCGCTTGCGACTGATGCGCCACGAATGATGTCGGATAAGCCAGTGATTTCATAAATAACCTGTTTAGCGGCTTCTCTAGCGCGATAACATTCATTTAACGCAGTAATCACTACATCGAGTGGCAACCACTCAACCACGCCTTTAACACCGCCTTTTTCAGAGAATGCAGCCCACTTATCAACGGGGATTAGTTGATTGTCAAAACCTTCATTAAGCATTCGCTGTACGCCAATTTGAGAAGCGTCATAAACACCCACAACCTTTACGGCTTTAACCAACATGCCAATGCGAGTAGTCAAAACGTCTAATTCGTCGGCTTGGTCTTGATAAAGCGCAAAATCAGGCACGGGACACAGTGTGTCGCTTGTCTGTGTCGCAAACAAAGGGCGCGGGCATGGGAAGAAGCCATCTAGACCATAAGGGTCTTTTCGTTCGTCCAATGTCTTATCGTAGCCTTCGGCAACCCACGTCACCATCTTTGTCTTTTTATCCCACACTTCCCATATTTGGGCGCGTTTCAAGTGGTCAACGGATTCACCGCTGCGCTTCATTTCGTCCAAGCCAATCGGCTCTTGGGTTAGCGGAACGTCTTTGAATTTGTCGCCAAAGCGCTCAATCACCTCGGTTTTTGTCATGTAAACACGTCGAGCGACCCACGTCACCTCGTCCCATGTGCGTGCTACCGAGTACCTGAAGTCTTCCCAGTAGACATAATCAACTGGCGAGCATTCGTATAAATACTTATCAGCTTCACCACCCTCTTCAATTTCTTCGTGCTCCTTGGTTTCAAAACGCACCCAAACCACGCCACGACCAGGCAATAGTCGGTCTGTAATCGCTAGTTTGTTAGATGCATCAAAATCACCATAATGGTCAATCTCATATTGCAGGCAGCGCTCTAAAATTGTTGATGCCGTGCGACCTATTGGGTCTTGGTCTTTGTATCTGCGCTCTACTTGTGCGCGTGGTGTTTTGCCGTACAAGGCAGGCAGCATGGTTTGTACGTTTGACCATAGGATGTTGAATCGCTTTGATCCATCTCTAGCAGAATCCCTGTCATCACGGTATCGCTTGACAATCTTTTTGCCGCGCTTTGCCCACTTATCATCTTCTTTTTTAGATAACGATAAATCAGATAGCCATTGTTGCGCTTGCTTCATCATTGTCCTTTATGGCGTAATAACTACAGCAACTGCGCTATTTGCGGCAAAAGGCACAAATCCAGTGCTGACTGGGTTTGTTGATATGCAAAGCGTACCGCTAGATGTTAGCAGTCCATTCGTCAACCTCAAAGAGGCAGAGTACACATCGCCACCAGACACGGCTGCGGTAGTGAGTTGGACTGAGTTTGAGGATAACGGTAATAACATCAATACCTCTCTTTTACACTAGTGGTTAACCCCCATAGATCGTCAAGGGGTATTGTGATAATACCATGTTTTGTCCCACTAATGGGGTAAATTGAAGGTTTTTTAGGCAAATCTTTGACTTTTTCGCGGTAACTAATCGCCATCATCCTAAATGCATCGGCGCAATGTGATGTATGGTCGTGCCTTGGCTTGTCTCTAAACGCCTTCTTTTCTTCGTCCCACTCTCTTTGATACTGCTTCAATAACTCTACCGCTTCGCCCATGTTTTCCTTGTCAAACCACATCTTAGGGAACGCTGCACGAGCGGCCTGAATCCCATCCTGTACGCTTAGGCTTGGCACAATATCCATTTTGGCAATCGTTAAATAACTTGCGAGCTGTTCGATTATTGAGCGGCCACCACTAGCCAACGTCTTAGCCCTTGCATCATGCGGCAAATAGTGTTTTTCGTATTTGTAGGATTTGCCCAGAACTACGTTTGCGTAGTCCTCAATAGGCAAGCCCGACCCTGAGTAGTAATCAATCAGGTGTATCTCGTCATACGTACACTGATAGAAAATAATCGCCGTATCGTCGTGATAGCCCAAATCCCACGCCGTGTAGACTGGTAACGCGGGGTCATAATCAACCTTAGTGATTCTGTTTTCGGCTGCTTTTAGCTCTTTGCCATAGTACGCCCCCAAGATAGCCGCCTCAAATGAGCACTCAAACTCTTGTTCATACTGGTCTTCACTCATGCCTTTTGCAGCGTCTATAAGCTCAGACGCAGGCAATAACCTCGACTCACTTGCCTTGATACTTGCGCTATACCATGACTCGCTCACCTTAGATGTTTTGTAAATATCGTAAAAGGCGTTATGTCCTTTTGGTGTACCGATAAAAACCGCCCAGCCCTCACGGTCAGCCAAAAGTGGACGGATAATCTCACCCCATACCCTGGGCCGCATATCTGCGTACTCATCTAAAATTACACCGTCTAAGTACAAGCCGCGAAGCGCATCAGGGTTATCAGCGCCAAATAAACGGATTCTCGCGCCGTTAATAAGCTCCACCCAAAGCTCGGAAGCGTTGGCGTTTACCCTTACTGGGTCGCTAAACCTAAGTAGATAGTCCCACGCAATAGACTTAGCCTGCGAGTGATAAGGCGCTATGTATGCGTATCTAGCGTTTTCTTTTTCGTCAACAAAAGCACGCCGTATTAGGTCATTAATACACGCTACTGTTTTGCCCGCTCGTCGGTGTGCAACTAAACAAGCCCACCGTGTTTGACGATTGTGAAAATCCCTAAAAGCCCCTCTAGGCTTGTATGGGACAACAACACGCTTTACATCTCCCACGATACAACCGTCTTAACTGGCCCACCGCCTTCGCCCACATGCTCCGTTCGGTTAAGTTTAGGTGCTGCATACTCGGCTAGTTTAGCCAATAGGTCTAATGCTTTTTCTGGCGATGCTGGTTTATTTCCTACGCCGTTAGCTACTTGCTCTAGCCATATGCCTACATTCTGGCTGTTATCCTCTAATACCCTGCGAACGGTATCTCTAAACTCAATTGTGACGCGATTAGGTGTACCTGATGGTCTTCCTGCGCCCTTGCGTTTGCCACCATTCTTGCCGACGATAGTTTTTTTCAATTGTTTTTCAGTTGCCATAGTCATCATTTGGTTTTCAAAGATGATTCATTGTAACAAAAAAAGCCCCGAAGGGCTAAAGGCCTTTCAACCTAGGAGAACTGCGCGTTGATACTATCATATTCATGGTTTAATGTAAAGTCACCTATCCACCAAGCTGTAAGCGAGTGCCTCCTCATATCCTACAGGATAGGCATCTCCTCCATCCGTGTAACCTCAAGGCCACCACGCATCAGTCTTCTATCGTCTTTATCAACTTCTAAAACGATGCCCTTGAATAGCGAAACTCTCGCGTTAGTTGCGTGGTCACCGCCTGCCATAGCTCGATCATAAGCTGTTTTCTCGATTGCGAACATGAGCTGCTTTAGCTTCTTTGGCTCTTTGATGAAGTCTATTTCTATCAATAGTTTAGTTGTCATTTTTTTATACCTTGAATAATTGAAAATAAATCCCGCCCCATATAGATTGCCAGAGCGATAGCATACTCCCAGCCGTTCAGCCCCCAAATAGACAAAACAAAAACACAATCTATCAAAATTGAAATTACTTTCATAAATCCCCCGTTATTTGTAGTGCTGCAATAATATCTTGCTCCGTGTACTCATTAGACCCTACTTTTATTGCGTTTAGTACGCTGTGGGCGTATTCTTTTTGCGTCATTTTATGTTCTCCAAAAGTTGATGAATTGGTTTGAAACCGATTACGCCGCGAGCATCATTTGTGCCGTTTAGCCTTACCTGATTACATTTATCCTTATCACCGTACATCACTGGCTCTGGCGGCTTAATTCCTCGTTTTTCGTACATCACGCGATTTTGACCGCTTCCATTGATTCCGTCTAGCATTGGTGGGTAAGCCACAGCACCACGCCCGGCATAGCTTCGATAAGTCTCGCAAAATGTGTGCTGCGTGTAACTTAGCTTATCGGTCTCGGTTTGGCATATTTTTACCCAGCCGCCCATGTCACCGATTACCAAATGAATCAATCCATCATCAAACACAATATCTTGATAAGCCCCTACAGCCCCCATGGCGGCGAAAACCTTACCCCAAGCCACCCTAGCCTTATCTGTGGTCGTTCCGCTTAATCCGCGCACTATATCGGCGACTTTAGGGGCAAATTGCCCGTTATCTGGGTTCATGGCGTGGCGATTTAATGCTGTGCTGACTTGTTCAAATTCAAAACCTTTCAACGCCTCCCAAAACAAGTTCAAGGTAAACGGCGAAACATCTTGTCGGTAGTAATCCATTACAGAACTAACCAATGTTAAAAATTCAGCTTTTTCTTCAATTTTCATATTGAGCCCCTCATTGCATCTTGTACAGCTTGTCGATTCCTTGCCTCTAGTGCTGTTTGCCTATTTTCATTTTTATGTCCACTTCCGACTTGTATCCAATCAGCCTTAAAACTTGCCCACCCACGATTACAAGCCATCACTAATGCTGCTTCTAGGCTTATCCCCGCTTTGTCAGCCTCGGCTTGGATTCCGTTTAATGCCGTTTTAGTCAACGGTGCTTTTTTTGCTTTGCGAAGTTTTTCAAAATCAGCCCATACATCTTGGGAAACAGAATCAGGGCGCGTAAGCGCTGTATTCTTTATAACTGGGTTATGGGTTAATGGGTTATGGGTTATGGGTAGCATTGGTTTCGCATCGCTTTTAGGTGCGTTCGCATCTTTTTTTGATTCGTTCGCATTGCGTTCGCTATCCCATCGCATTTTTGCTGACGCTCTAGCCTTCTCAGACTTTGCGTAAAAATCAGCAATAACCTTATCACACCTTGTATGAGTCCAGCCATTTTCTGATTCTTTGAAAAAGTGTTTTAGAAGCGTTCGAACGGTTTTTTCATCCGAACGCACAGCAAACGCAATATCTTCGCATTCCCCTTTAATGGGAGATTCGCTAAGATAGTATCTCCACATCATTCTTAGATATGTGGCTAAATGGTGGTCATCAAGGTTTGATGTATCCTTGATAAAATCACCTATGTGGTGTGTGTAGTAATGCACATCAAAAACCTTCCAATAAAAAAGGTTTGTTATGTCATCGTCCACTATTTCTAGTGGTTGCAGGACTGTACAGGTACAGCACGATGACATAACAAACCCAACCTGTTAAAAACGCCTGCACGCGTTACGACAATCGCCGTGTGATAATTCTATACCTGTTTAACCAATTTTGCAACATAAAAAGCGCAATTATTCAAAACCCTAGCCATCACGGGCTTGTCTGGGTTAGGGCATTTAAAGCTCATACGGCAGTCAGCGCAGTAATGGCGTGTGTCGTATTCATCAGGCTCTGCGCGTGCGCTGTTGATCGTTATGTGGATATGTATGGGCTTTTTCAAAATAACTCACCTTGCCCAATTTTTTCAGCATCGCAACTCGCCATATACCGCCGCCTTGCGTTCCCAGCCCAAGTTAATAACGTGGCGTGCCAACTGCCAAATTTTGGCTGATTTTGACGCGACCATCTGTGCTGTGTTATGTACAAACGGCACTGGTCTGATGCGCGAGCTTTTTGCTCTGCAATTGATTTCATACTCTCACAATCCGATATTCCTTGCACTTCACCGTCCCCGTCGCCTTCCATCGTCGATCAATCCTCCAGTATTTTAACTTTGGCGCCATATCGCCCAGGCGTTTTGATAAATTGAGCGTCAA